TTCAAATTGATCTCGTTCACGACCCGTCATCTGCCGTACAAATACGTATTCTTCTTTTCCTAAATCTACTTGAACAACTTCAAGTTCTTCCTTCTGTAGTAATGTTTCTCTGCTAAGTGACTTTTGTCCTTTTCTAGATAGTTTCATGATTAAAACTTTTTATGATTAAATAAATTAAAAAAATCCATGATTAGGATTACTGATTAATCAGCACTTGATCCTGATCCAGAATTACAAGTGACTTCTCCACTAATCTTAATAGTGACATCCATCGTAACCTTATCATCCGTTGGAATGGTCAGGGGTAACTCAGTTACCAAACCTTCAAATTCCAATGATGTATACTCGTCATCTGGAAGGTAGATCTCATAATTCACGAGAGTATCACTTTCGAAATCACTCTTCATTGTATTATAATTATCCCTACGGAAAATCATTGCAAGTGTAACCGTACCTGGCTCACGAAAGCCGGCGATAAATTCTCGATAACCTCCAGTAGACGCTAACGAAGTAACATCAATCACATCCCTACTCATCCCAGGTCCGGTGATTGTTACTATTTCGGATATGTCTACCCAGTTGGTACCGTCCCACCGACGAAACAATGTACCTTTTCCTGCTACTGCTAAACTACTCATAATTGTACCTCCTTCTAATTAAATTAATAAAAACTATTTCCAATATTCTTAACTTTTTCATCTCCGTTGTATGTCAAAATTAACAATAAATCGTGGGCGATTATTATTGTCCCAATCCAGCATTGCTGGACCACTAGAACACTTAATAACGCTATATAGAGTCGCGTTCCACGTTTCTTGTGATAACCCGTGGAGCACTGTTGTTATATCTTGTATCAAATCCCACCCATCGGGATACGAATTACTACGAACCCGTATCTGAACAGATGGATAAAAGTAATCATCTCCGTCACCTCCCAGGGTTAATTGAGTAGGGAATCCCGGGGTATCAAATATCGTAACACACTCGTCCGGTGTAGGTGGTTCGTAGCCTACAAATAAGTTGGTAGCAAACGTTAATCCCAGGGAGCTTTCAGCTTCCAGTATGTCCTTTATATCGACCGAGGGTGCGTTCATTTTATTCTAGCATTTGTTCCTATTATTCTTAGTATCTCATCCTTATTACGTTTTAGGGCAGCTTCAAAAAACTTTGGTCCTGATCCTGGACGCTTCCAATTTATTTTCTTTCCTTTACCTATCATTTCATGTACAAATACGGCGTAGTTAGCATTAAATCCTAATACTAAACCAAATTGTTTGACTTTACGAAACGATGTGGTAAACCAACTAGCCCGAAGATTACCTGTATCTAACGGAATCAACGGCGGCGTCTTATCCATATCACGCCGAATCACTATTGCTGAGTCAATTAACCCAACCGTACTCCGTACTTCTATTTTAGCAATCTCTTTATTAAGATTAGCCAAAACGACATCCATTCCTTTTATTCCTACATTTGGGTTTACTGATTTAGCCACCTCTATTAGTATTATATAAATAAACTGTTCTTACAAATTCAGTCACGGGATGCATTGGGGCGACTTTATCAAACCTAGCAATTTCATAAGCCCCTTCGGCAGTCATTGGATCTGCTTCCTCCCCACTATCCAAATCATCTAAGTCCCCCAAATACAAATACCCACGCTCGTCTACATCCTGTGTCACAAATACTCGGCTCCGGGAAATAAACTCTTCACCGTTTGATGCAGTTAGCTTCTGATTCTTATCTTCCCAACGACAACTAATTTCTACTGGATCAGCAAAGGACCTCCCTCCATACCCATCGTCTACGGGAGTACCCCAGTAGACGGCCGTCTGCGTACATGTTCTAGTTAAAAGATTTATTATTCCCATTATTCAAAACTTGTTACTCCGTATATACTTGCTTTCTTCTTTCCTAGATTACCCATCTTCCCGGTAAAATCTAATGTCAGTACCATCTGTCCGTACGGCGTAGATGATAAATTTTCTTTGAATACTCCGGTATATTCGATTGACACATCTCCAACCTTTTCACTTTTTGATGTTCTCCACGTGGTACTGGCAATCATATGCGCCGTCAGCCACCGTTCTACTTCTTCTAATACTACGGAACCAAGTGTATTATCTCCGTAGAAAACTTTATCTATCAAAGCATTTGAATCGAACGTTCCATAAAAGAGGATCAATTAGACTCAGAACTTCACTCTTCCACGGTAATCCTAACCATTCCAAGGTTTCATATATCTGTTGGTAATCCCCATGCACCATTCGCTCCGGCCATATTACTTTACAATTCATTCCTTCCGTTATCATCTCTACGAATCGTTCTTCGTATTGCCGAACCCACCATAACCAACCTTCTTCCTCGGTACTTACTCCAACAGCCTTCTGATTCTCCTGCGATGTAAAAGCTTCCATAAATCCAGTCCGTAAACAAGAACTAATAATATCTCCCGTTCTGCGGCGCACGATAATCCACTTAGCGTCAGGAAAAGCATAATGCCACACCGCCCACATCAGACTTAACCGAGCATCCTTATACATCCATTGACCCTCTTTATAGCCTTCCACGAGCATCACTTGTTCTACTTTACGCCTCCATCCTGCCGGGATAGATATATCATCTGTAACGGGTAAAGGATACTGTCCTAAAGTATCCACACCAATATTATTAAAATAAGGATCTACGACTTCTTCTCTTATTTTATCATTACCAAACATCCCCCGTTTAGACATATTCCCACCGAACGCTCCGCACATATTTATCACTGATGCAATCATACTTGCCCCGGAACGTGGAATACCTGTTATTAATATAGGTGCTTGTTCAATCATATGTATTTACTTTGTACCATTTCCTTTTCTTTCTTATGATATGACTCCGGGGCTGTTCTAATTTTCTGAGCCGGATGTCTACGATATATCCCCAAAACAGATGGACAGTATCCTATTTTCATTCCATTACGTAAGCAACGTAGGTTAAATTCATACTCCTCACACATAGTCAATGACTCATCAAAACTTCCCAGCTGTCTAAATACCTCCCGGCGATACATTATCGTAACGCTATGAATAACGTTTTTCTTTAATAAATCCTGTACTGTAGGAATTTCTATTTTCGGGGTTTTCTTAACCTTTTTATTAGTCCCTTGATATATCTCCAGGGCTTGTCCATGAATGAAATCAACTCCCTGCTCTTCCATTGCTTGAACGGAATCCCTGATACAATTCTCACTCAACATATCATCTTCGTGAAGGTATTTTATATATTCACCCTCGGCCTGGTTTAGAACCTTATTAAAATTCTGTGGCCAGTTTCCCTCCCCTTGACTTACTAATAATTGAACGTCATTAGGAACGCTGCCAATCGCATCCTTTAACCACCCTCGATCCTTTTTATAAGGAATAATAACGGTTACTTTTTTCTTTACTACTGGTCTAAAATCTGCTTTCGTATATGCTTCAATCCAGTGAACTTCCGTGGCATTATAAATACGGGGCTTCCCGTGGAAACAAACCAAATTGGTTCCTTTAGGTATTTCTGTTAATCGGGGCTGACCTTTACGGGGTTTAAAATCGTGTATCGTAGTTGTCAGACTTTGCCAAAAAGCATCCGGGGGTATATGCTTGCGTAAGAAATAATCCATTCGACCTGCTTTAGCTCCGGTTTTTCTCCACGCACTCCATACCTTTCTGATCTTATTAGAATTTGCTGGAAACCAAACTACCCCCGTAGCCAGTTTACCATGTTGGTAGAAATCCTCCAGGGTAATAAACATAGAAGGATCGGTTACCAGATCAAATATATTTTCCAAAGAATTAATAACAGCAGTATCTAAATCAACGTATAAGAACGGGCGTAACTCCTCCACTTCGGGGCTGTACAGAACCATCCTGGACCAAGTACCTGGGCATCCGTTAGTAAGTGGGCGTAATTCGAAGTTTCCTAATTCATACGTCCGTGATGCCTTATCCCAGAAACATATGATACGAGGTTTGGTTTCCGATTTCCACTTTCCGTTAATATGACGGGCGATTAACTCCACGTCACGGAATCCAAAACCTTTACCGTTTCTCAGTACTAAAACCACCGTATGTATTTGCTCACTCATTATGACATCTTAGTTATTATAAAATCTAAAGCCTTTTCAAACGTCTCGAATACTGGAATATTATACTCTTCTGCAGTCTGTTGTACGGCATAATAACCTTTCTCCGGATGCGTGAAAAGAGTTTCACCAACCCACTCACTATCGGGACATTCTATTTTTCTTTTATCACTCTGCAGAATCAATTGCTCTTTAGTAGGTAAAACAATCGCATAAATATATTTATCTTGTTCAGGTGGATGATTCCATACCAAATTGCAAGAACAAACGGGCAGTTCTTCCAGTGCCTGCTCGACTATACGAAGCCCCTTATAATTACTCTTATAAGACTTCCTGAAGGTAGTCTTACCTGCACACGGAGTTGTTATTATACACGATCTATTCATTATCGTTTTTTAAATAGCGTTAATGACTGAGCCGTTTTAATATATTCCAGTCTTTCATCATCCAAAATCTCATCAACAAATTTAGAGGCATCCGGCCACCCTGCCCAACCTCTGAATAAAGCCGAATCATGAAAGGCTATAACTCCCCCCGGCTTTACGTGAGGTAACCAATCATTGAAATCCTGCTTTACGGAATCGTAAGCATGGTCACCATCAATAAATATGTAATCAATAGGCTTATCCCAGGTCTTTGCTACGTTATAACTGTAATCCTGGATAAAGGTAAATCTGGAATAACCCCGTCTTAATTTATTTATTTTTTCGATGCTACCTAATGACGAAGGATACTTTGAATCCAGCACTATCGGATCAATACCATAAACCGAGCAAGATGAATTACCCAATAACAATTTTGTGGTATCCCCGTCACATACACCTATTTCAACAATAACATCTTTAGCTTGAGCAGC